GTTGTCTGGAATGGCTTGTCACCATTTCAGCTCTCCATACTGGCTGCCCTTGGTATTAGTAAGGGTAGTAAGTAGAGATCACTGCTGACAACACCAATGGCACTCTAACGAGTGTCAGATCGGAGCACGCCTAATGGCGTTTACCGACCCGCAATCCATCACTATCTCAGGTGCGACGTCTTCGTTGCCGCGGACCTCGGTCCGTGACAATGAGTCGAAGTACATGAGTAGCGATGGGCTCATTGTGCTTGCCGCGTCCCACGCCTACGGGCGTCGGACTCGGCGAGTGCTAAGGGTTGACCACTCGAAGATCACCGCGGATCCGTTTATCCCGGCGCAGAACACGAAGGTGTCGATGAGTAACTACATCGTCTTCGACGTGCCTGTCGCCGGCTATACGAATGCCGAGGCGAAAGCGGTTTATGACGGATTCAAATCCGTCTTCACCGCGTCTTCGGATGCCCTCATCGTCAAGCTTCTTGGCGGTGAGAGCTAGTATCTCTTTTCTGTCTGGCAATCCCTGCCATTAAGATTCACATTTTCCTAGAGGGTTCTACTCTCTATGTCTCTGTGCGTCTTGGCCGAGATCGCTCATCTTCCCGTTGAGGAAGAAAGGCGGAAAAGGATACTAGGTACAGAACTCCCAGCATATGTACCAACGTATGCATGGTGGTTACTGTGTCGACAGCCTTAGGCTAAGGAGAAGTACACCTCTATTTAAGGAGGGCTTCTGAAAAGCCTGATGCTGCTCTGGAAGAAGGTGGCAGACGAATCTGCCACTAGATGTTGCACTAGCGCCACCCGTGACTGGAAAACAGTCACTGGCCGGACCGAACATGAAGGGTTATCGTTTCTTACGATAACCTTACCGGACTTTGGAAAGAGCTTCGAAAAGGCTCTTGCCATAGGCCAGGTAGATCGCGATCTCTTTAGTGGATTCCACTTCAGAGCAGGTCTCCCCCGATTTCTCGGAGGTTTCCTCGATCTTGTGTTCGACCGTGGTAGTGGAGTGTTGCTCGATGTGCCTAACATTGATGCCATTCTCGCCATACGTCAGTTGACACTGATGTTTAGCAAGATTCTGCTTGAGTGTAGCGATACACGCAAGCAGAAAGCATTGGAAGGCTATCTCGAGTGTGAGTTGGATGTCAGGAGACATGATTCCCTGTTGTCGGATGCTGATAAAGCAGACTTCAAGAGGGTCTCATCCCTGCTGTTTCGTAGATTACTAGCTCGTGTAGAACACGATGTGTTCTATGGCGATCTAGTACCGAAACACGGTCCGGGCTCAACAGCGGATGGACTTAGAGGAAACTCTAAGTTCAACCTGAGAACCTGGACTGATCGTCTGGAGGAGTACTTTCCATACTTGGATTTTGCTCTTCCGAGTGCGTCATACTATGACACACTAGACGATGTTGACATCCACGAACCTGGGCGAGAACAACCTGTGAAGGTTATTCTCGTTCCTAAAACGCTCAAAACACCAAGAGTGATCGCTGCCGAGCCTACTGCGATGCAATATGCGCAGCAGGCTTTGCTTCGATCTATCTTGGGATCTCTTGAGAGAGATGAATCTCTCTCTCGACTGATCGGGATCCGAGACCAAACGCCTAACCAGCGTATGGCTCGGAATTCCTCCCGTGATGGAAGTCTCTCGACGATTGATCTTCGAGAGGCTTCAGATCGCGTTTCGAATCAGTTGGTTCGACTTATGCTGTCCGACTTCCCCCATGTGCATGGGGCAGTCGACGCTTGCAGAAGTCGATCGGCTGATGTGCCTGGCCACGGAGTGATCCGTTTGGCCAAGTTTGCGTCTATGGGTTCGGCTCTCACCTTTCCTTGTGAAGCAATGGTCTTCTTGACCCTCGTCTTCATGGGAATTGAGCGAGAGCTCAACTCTCCACTTTCCGACAGAACTGTCAAACAGTTCGTCGGCGAGGTGCGTATCTACGGTGACGATATCATCGCCCCCGTGGACATGGTGCCTGCTATCCTGCGTGTTTTCGACACTTTTGGAGTGGTCGTTAACACGGGCAAGTCTTTCTGGACCGGAAAATTCAGAGAGTCTTGCGGCAAGGAATATTATGACGGCCATGACGTGAGTATTGTCAGGGTTCGTCGTGTATTCCCTGCAGGACGGCAGAACGCTCCGGAGGTCATTAGCTTAATCTCCCTACGTAACCAGCTATACCATGCTGGCTACTGGGCGACCTGCCAATGGCTAGATGACGAAATTCGTCGGGTGATTAAACATTACCCGGTGGTCTTGCCATCTTCTCCGGTGTTGGGACGCCATAGCTATTTGGGCTACGATGCTCAAAAGCTAAGCGTGGACCATCATGCCCCCGTGGTTAAGGGGTACGTGGTCTCCTCTCGGTTACCGTCTAATCCATTGGACGGGCCTGGGGCTCTCCTCAAGTATTTCTTGAGAAGCGAGAGTGATGATCCTCGCCTTCCCTGGCTGGATCCGCTCGAACTCGACAAGGACCACTTGGAGCGTTCAGGACGCCCTCAGCGCGTCGACATCAAGCTGAGATGGGCTTCGGCCGTGTAATTGGCCGAATGGGGCTAACTGCCCCGAGGGAGGTACAATAACCGACGCCAGCCTCCAAAAGGCTCGCTTCGGCAAACAGTATCTCTCCACAGCAACTTCCGCGCTCTGCGCGGATGCTTGCCGGGAG